GTCTTGCGCGTGGGTGCGCGAAAATAAACTTTTTTTAGAATAGGATTTATGCATGGAACAAAATCTGCGCATCGAATTAATCACCCTTTCATCATTGCGTCTTGACCCGAACAATGCAAGACGCCACGACAAAAAAAACCTTGAGGCAATCAAGGGTTCTTTGTCTTTGTTTGGCCAGAGAAAACCGATTGTGGTTTCTGGCGATAATTTAATTGTCGCTGGTAATGGAACTGTTGAGGCAGCGAGGGAACTTGGATGGACAGAAATTTATGTTGCAAGGATTCCTCACGACTGGACCCCGGAACAGATAAAGGCTTACGCGTTGGCTGATAATCGAACAGCAGAATTGGCTGAATGGGATTCTAAGATTCTGGCTGAGCAACTTTTAGAACTTGATGCCGAGGGCTGGGATGTTGCCGAGTTTGGTTTTGAACCCCTAGAGCCACCAATAAATCCTGACGATGATGAACCATTAAATTTTGATGAAGTTCCAACCAAAACAACTCTTGGAGACGTTTGGAAACTAGGAGATCACAGGTTAGTTTGTGGCGACTCTACTGATACATCAATTATGGATAAATTAATGCAAGGCGAGAAAGCAGATATGGTTTGGACTGACCCACCTTACGGAGTTAATTATGTAGGCAAAACTAAGAACTCTTTAACTATTGAAAATGACAATATGGACATTAATCAATTAGAAGATTTCTTAACTGGTGCTTTTAATAACATCTATCAAGCAACTAAACCTGGGGCTTGTTGGTATGTTGCTTCACCATCTGGTCCACAGTTTGTGGCGTTTGGTAATCCGTTACTTAAACTTGGTGTTTGGCGTCAAACAATTATCTGGGTTAAAGATACTCTTGTAATGGGTCGTTCTGATTATCACTGGAAGCATGAAACAATATTTTATGGTTGGACTCCAGGTGCAGCCCATCATGCTGTTCCGGATAGGAAGCAAGACACAGTCTGGGAGTTTGATAGACCTAAACGTTCAACTGAACATCCAACAATGAAACCGATTGATTTGATTACTAAGTCTTTAAGAAACTCTACAAATCAAAAAGAAATAGTTTTGGATTCTTTCGGTGGATCTGGTTCAACTTTAATTGCTTGCGAGCAAACAAAAAGAGTTGCAAGATTAATTGAATTAGATCCAAAATATTGTGACGTTATAATTGAACGCTGGCAGAAACTGACCGGACTTGAGGCTGAGCGTGTGGAGTTGTAAATGCCAAAGGGTAGACCACCAAGACCACTAGAACAAAAGCGTTTACTTGGCAATCCTGGTAAACGACCTTTACCTAGTGAAGGCAGTTTAGTTTTATTACCAAGCGCTTACGATTTACCGGAACCTCACAGACCTTTGATGACTCCTGGTCGCGAGTTATGGGATCGCGTGTGGGGCATGGGTCAATCTTGGATTAGTCCTCAATCCGATTTAGAACTTTTAATGATGACTTGTGAAATGGTTGACGAGCGTTGGAATCTTCGTATCAAAGTAATGAAAGACAACCGACCCGAAGAACGTAGAGGCTTAAGAGAGTTAGATAAACAGTTGGTTAATAATCTGTCCCTGCTGGGTTTCAGTCCTACCGATAGAACTAGGTTAGGTGTTGCCGAAGTTAAGAGACGTTCTAAATTAGAGGAATTAAAACAACGTGTCACAAAAACAATTGTCCAAGAAGAAAATTAACTCTTGGCCACCAGCGTGGCTGACTCCGATTGATAAGAAAGAATTATTAAGGTCGCGTGGGTTTGAATGTTCAGATTTTATTAACACCTTTTGTACTCAAACAAAAGAAACCATTGCAGGTATGTCTGGTGAACCAATCCAGTTAAGACCTTGGCAAGAAGAAGTTTTACACAACTTGTTTGCAGTTAAAGAGAATGGATTGTTTGCACATCGCACCAGTCTTATAGGCATGCCTAGAAAGAATGGAAAATCAACACTTGGTTCTGGTCTAGCGTTGTGGAGTTTGTTTATGGGTCCAGAGGGTGGCGAAGTTTATTCTTGTGCAGCCGATAGAGACCAAGCACGCATCGTGTTCGGTGATGCAAAACGAATGATTGAAGCCGAACCAGAACTTGCTGAACTTTGCAAAATATACAAAGACGCTGTTGAGGTTTCTTCAACTAATTCTATTTATAGAGTTCTATCAAGTGAGGCTTTCACAAAAGAAGGTCTATCACCAACAATGGTTATTTATGACGAACTTCACGCTGCACCTAATCGTGAACTCTTTGACGTTATGCAACTTGGTATGGGTGCAAGACGTGAACCAATGCTGGTGGCAATCACAACAGCAGGAGTTAAAGCAGACGCAACAGGTCAAGATTCAATTGCTTATTCTTTGTATCAATATGGACAAAAGGTTTCAAGGGGTGAAATTATTGACCCGACTTTCTTTATGGCTTGGTGGGAAGCAATGCCTAATGCTGATCATCACAATGAGGAGACTTGGAAACAAGCCAATCCAGGCTTCGGTGATTTAAATGATCCACAGGACTTTGAATCTATGGTTAAGAAAACACCTGAGTCAGAATTTAGAACCAAAAGATGTAACCAATGGGTTTCAAGTCAGCAGGCCTGGCTTCCGAATGGTGCTTGGGATGGTTTGGCTTTAAATAAAGAGATAGACAAAGATGTGCAAATTGTTCTTGGCTTCGATGGTTCTTTCTCTGGTGATGCTTCTGTAATTGTTGGAACCACACTTGAGGAAACACCACATGTCTTTATTGTTAAAGCGTGGGAGAAACAAGTCACCGACACCGATGACTGGCGCGTTGACACTTTAGAAGTGGAGAACACAATCATTGAGTTCTGTGGCAAATACAAAGTCAAAGAGGTTGCTTGCGATCCTTTCCGTTGGCAAAGAAGCATGCAAGTTTTACAAGACGCAGGTATTCCTATTGTTGAATGGCCATCAACTTCTGCTGCTCGTATGATTCCTGCTTGCGCAAAGTTTTATGACGCTGTTGTTAATCAAAGATTGAGTCACGATGGAGACCCTTTATTGGCACGACACATCTCCAACGCTGTTGTAAAAACCGATAGACTAGGTCCTAGAATTGTGAAAGAGCATCGTGGATCGCCAAGAAAAATAGATGCTGCAGTTGCGAGTATCATTGCATTAGACAGAGCAACTGTTGCAAGAGAAGAAGCAATTGTTTCATCACCTGCATTCTTTATGGTTTAGGAGTTAAGTGGCTTTAATATTCCAAGTCTTAGGTTTAAGTCTGGTTTCTGTTGGGGCTGCACTAATTTACGTTCCTGCTGGCATAATTATTATAGGTGCTTCATGCGTTGCATTTGGTTTAGCGATTGAGAGACGTTGATGTTAGGTAATTTATTTAATCTTGGTGAGCAAAGAGCAATCTCTTATCAATCCGTCTGGGGCGCTGGCGACAACTTTGCAATGACAACTTTGGCTGGAACAAACATTGATGAAAACACAGCAATGGAAATCTCAGCCTTTTACTCTTGTGTTCTTTTAATCTCTGACACCATTTCAACTCTTCCTATGGATGTCTTTATTCGTAGAGACGGCAATCGAGTACCTTACCGACCAAGACCTGAATGGGTTAACAAACCCGATATTGACATTTCAAGAATTGAACACTTCCAGCAAGTCCTAGTTTCTTTATTGTTAGATGGAAACGCTTTCGTAAAAATCTTTAGAGACCAATCAGGCAACATTGTCAATCTTGTAGTCCTTGATCCACTTAAAGTAGAAATCGTAAGAGACCCTATTACAAAAGAAATGGCTTATCGCTACGAACTTTATCGTGAGTCAATAATCCCTAAACAAGAAATGATTCACATTACAGAAATGCGTGGACCTGGTGAACTGCGTGGAATGTCTAGAGTTACTGAATTAAAACAAAACCTTGGATTGGCTTCAGCCTTACAAGAATTCGCTGCACGCTTCTTTGGAACAGGTGCAAACCTTGGTGGATATATTGAACACCCAGGACAACTAACTAAAGAACAATCAACTGATTTAGCAGATGCTTTCAGAGGATCACATAAAGGTTTAAGAAAATCACACAAAGTTGGTGTGCTATCCGGTGGAGCGAAGTTCACAAAAACTGCTGCAGCACCTGACGAAGCACAAATGATTCAGTCACGTCAATTAGCAATTGAAGAAATTGCTCGCATGTTCAGAGTGCCTCCACACATGATCGGTGTCACAACTCCAGGTGCAATGTCTTATGCCTCAGTTGAACAAAACAACATTAATTTTGTTACCCACACTTTAAGACCTTATATAACTAAACTTGAAGAAGCCTATTCAACTCTGTTGCCAACAGATGCTTTTCTAAGAATTAACGTTGATGGTTTATTACGTGGAGACTTTGCAACAAGAATGCAAGGATACTCAATTGGTTCACAAGCAGGATTTCTTTCAATCAACGATATTAGAAAATTTGAAGATATGACTCCTGTTGATTCCGGTGATGTTTATCGTGTGCCTTTGGCAAACGTGAATCTTGCTGCAGCCGATTTGGTTGAGACAGATAAGAAAGTCGGTATGGCACAACGCCTTATCCTTTCAGGATTTGAACCAGCAAGCACCCTTAAGGCTTTAGGTTTGCCTTCTATAAACCACACAGGTGTTCCTTCTACACAACTTCAACCTGTGGCACAAATTGATCCAACTGCACCTCAAAGCGTTTATGAAGTTAACCAAAGAGATGTGAATGTTAATATGCCTGAAATCATGGTTCATGTTCCACCGGCACAAGTTTCAGTTGCACCCCCGGTAATTAATATTCCTGAGACAGTTGTCAACGTGAATGTGCCAGAACAAAAAACACTAATCAGAACTGTTGAAAGAGACAAAGACAACAGGGTCAAAAGAATCATCGAAGAGAGATCTGATAAATAATGGCAACCGGACTGAGTTCATATTTAGCAAACAGTTTTCTTAACGCTTTAGGTAACGCAACAGCGTTCTCAGTTGCAACCCCATACATCAAACTGCACGTCGGCGACCCTGGGGCTGCTGGCACAAGTAATCCTGCTGTGGAAACAACACGTAAGTTAGTTTCTTTTGCAGCATCTTCTGCTGGTGTTTTAACTTCAGACGCAGACATTTCTTGGACAAATATTGCTGGTTCAGAAGACGCAACCTTCTTCACTGCTTGGGATAATTCAACTGCTGGTAACTTTTTGTTCTCAGGCGCAATCACAGGTAACCCTTACACAGCAGGAGACACCTACACAATTGCTTCTGGTTCTTTAACTGCTTCTCTAACAGTCGCTAGTTAATTATGTCTGTCAAGCGTTTAATTCTTGACACAGGAAAAGTTGACCAAGACCGAATAATTGGTACTGGCACAGTTGTGCTTGACACTCGTGCTTCTCTTGACACCAACATTATTTCTGGGACAGGCTACGACGCTTCTCTAGGATATGACAGCAATATCAATCTTTACGATGGTTCAACTCTTGTTTACGATTTTGCAGAAGCATCTCTGGGTGGAATGTCTGCCACAGTTCAATCAACACCTCAGGTTAATGTTTCAGCCTCGGCAAACCTAGGTGTTATCAATTCATCAGCACAAACAAGGGTTGATCATTTTGCTAGCGCCTCAAGTAACTTAAATTCTTTAGTTGCACAAAGCCTTGCAATTATTACTCATTTCAGTGAAGCACAAGCATCCTTAAATAATCTTCAGGCCTTGGCCACAAGTTCAGTTAAACAACTACCAATCGCTCAAGCCAATCTGCAATCTTTAAACGCTGCTGCAGATGCCACAGTTACTCCGGTCACCCCACCAGCACCATCTCCTGGTGGTGGAGTTCCAAATTACAGAAGAAAGAAACCTCAGTTTATTGATCTTATTCAGGAACCTTTAGTCGTTGAGAAACCTGTGACAAAGGTATTCGGACACTCGTCAATTATTTTAGGAAGTTTAAACGCTAAAGCCGAATCCAATATACAATGGTCAATACTGGAAGATGACGCAGAAATTCTTTTACTTCTTTAAGGTGGGTTATGTCTTTAATTAGTAATGTAGTTACAACAAACGCTTCTACAGCCGTTTTGATTAAAAAAGCAGGCACAAATCCTATAAAATTAAATTTGCATAATTCGTCTGGTGGAGTGATTTACCTTGGTGCTTCAAATGTTTCTAGTTCTAATGGTTATCATTTAAGCAATGCTGAGAATTTAGATTTAACTTTACTATCTGGCAATTCATTGTATGGTTTATCAGGTTCAGGTTCTCGCGATGTTGCTTGGTTTGAGCAGGATATTTAATGCCGTATTTCATTACTGATAAATCTCCTGATTGTTCAGGTTGGGCCACAATAAAAGAAGATGGCGAAGTTATAGGTTGCCACGAAACTAAAGAAGATGCGATTGCTCAAATGATTGCTGTTTCAATAGCCGAGGATATGGAACCTGGTGGAGAACGTGCTTTGCCTGAAGAATTGACTGAGGGCGATTATGTGATGTGGTTTAACGGCGACGAATTAATGCAAGGTGAAATTAAAGAAATACAATTTGATGGCGAACTTATGGTTCCTAATACTAATGAAATTATGCTTGGCACACCTTTTAATCCTGCAGCCTTGATTCAGGTTTACAAAGAACAAGGTGGTGGCTGGATAGATACTAATAACTTTGTGGCAGTTGAATTCTCAAGGTTAAGAAAAACAGAAGATTTAGAGGAATCAAACGAAGAAGCGCAACCAACTTTAGTTGAAGACGAAGAAATCGAATCAGAAGAAATGATGCAAGAAAGAGCAACTCCTGATTCTTTAAACATTGGTGATTATGTTTCCTGGAACACATCTGGTGGTCGCGCTCGAGGTCGAATCACAAGAATTGTTAGAGATGGTTCAATCAATGTTCCTAATTCAGATTTCACGATTCAAGGAACTGAAGATGATCCTGCAGCATTGATTCGTTTATATAGACCAAGAGGAAATGGTTATGAAGCCACTGCAACTCTTGTTGGTCACAAGTTTTCAACACTAACAAAAATTGATGAACTTCCTGAAAACACAGAAGAAGAAAACAGCAGGGCAATCAATCAAAAAGCACCAGCATATATGCGTGCTGCTGCCAGAAGAGGTTTAGAACTTAACGCTGATGGTCAAGGTGGAGATGGTTTAACTGATAAAACAATTCGTGAAGCAAGACTTATGGCTGATGGTGTTGTTTCAGATGATAAGTGGATTCGTATTGCTGCATGGATAGCCAGACACATGGCTGATTTAGATGCTCCACAGAATTCAAATCCTGATGATCCTCAATATCCTGGTCCAGGACTTGTTGCAAATTTATTGTGGGGTTCAGGTCCAAGTAAAAGGGCAGCGCAAAGAACTATGGAATACGCTGAAGATGTTGTGGAAAGAATTAGAAGAGAAGAAGAGCAAGCGCGTTGGAGTAGCGTTAGCGTACAATTAAAAAAGAAGAAAGAAGAGAAAATGCCATCAAAAGTTGAACGCAGAGTTAATGATGTTAAGTTTGAAATTCGCGAGGGCGAACTAGACACCAATAAAATGACCTTCACAGGTTATGCAGCCGTATTCAATTCACCAAGCGAACCTCTACCTTTCACCGAATATATTATGCCTGGTGCTTTCAAACGTTCATTGAAATCACGTAACGAAATTAAACTTTTCATGAACCACAACACAGATATTGTTCTAGGTTCAACAAGAGCGAAAACCTTAAAACTCACTGAAGATTCAAGAGGCCTATTAGCAGAAGCAGTTCTTCCTGAAACAACTGCCGGAAGAGACCTTTCTGTTTTGATGCAACGTGGAGATGTCAGTTCCATGTCTTTTGGTTTCAGCGTTCCTGCTAAAGGTGATAAGTGGTCAAGTGACGGAATGTCTCGCGAACTTCATCAAATCAGATTGCACGAAGTTTCAATTGTCACAGGTTTCCCAGCCTACGAAGCAACAACAGCAACAGTTCGTTCAATTGATGCTCTAGCAACCAGAACCGGTATGGATGCAGATGTTTTGGCTGATGCTTTAGTTAAATTAGAATCTGGTGAAAACCTTTCTAGCCAACACGCAAACACAATCACAGAAGCCGTAGCAAAATTAAAAGAATCAAATCCTTCAGTTGATGATTTGCTTGCTATTAAAAGAAAGCAACTTGATCTACTATTTAAGACTGTTTGATGAACAGGGAAGAAATAAAGCAAGCAATTCTTAAAGTTGCAGGCAATCCTGAGTCTGGTCCTATTGCAGAATTGGCTGATGCTATGGCTGACGCAATCTGTGATACAAAACCTGAGACTAAGAAATTTGATCCAATTAAAGAGACTCGAATCATTGTTTCCAACGAAACCAGAAATGGTATGCAATAATTAATTAACAGATGTGAGTGCGAGCCACCCATCTTGTTATTTACTGCATTGAGTGAGCCTCAAGCAGATTCACAAAAGTAATGCAGTAAAACCCTACCAAAAAAAGGAAATGCTCAATGTCTGAATACATTAAAGTTCAGCACGAAGCACGTAACAAAGCCTGGCATCAAGCAAAAGAAATTCTTGATCGCGCAGCAGCCGAGAAACGTGATTTAACTGCTGAAGAAAACACTCAATACGCAGCAATCTCATCTGAATTAGATGAACGCGCTCGTGTTATTGAAACCATTCAAAAAGATGAACAAC